AGATATAGATTATATTGATAAAAATAAATTTCTAGTTCCAAATGATCTTCTAGTAAATCAATTATTGTATGTCATAAGAAGAAGAGTTAATATTAATGCTGAGAGATCTTTATTTTTATTTTGCAATGGAAAAATACCTTCTGGTTCTTCGATGGTATCAACAATATATGATGAAAATCACGATGAAGATGGATTTTTATATATAACATATACAGGTGAGAATACGTTCGGTTAATTAATTATTATTTAATTAAAAATTTAAATTTTATATTAATATATTATATTAATATATGGTATGTAAAGTTATAAATAATTATAAAATAATACCATTAGATAATCAAAATAGAGAAGATTCGATAATAAAATTATTAAATAATATTGATTTAAAAAAATCAAATAAAGATAATTTATATTGCATAACTAACATTGTTTCTATTGCCGGGTTTAATAAAAATAGTGATGAATTATTAGATTTTTTAGTATATATATTAACTGAAAAATATAATATATATAAAATTATTAATAAATTAAAAAAAATTTTTAGTAGGATTAAAAATGATAATTTCTATTGTAATGATAAAGAATATTATTGCTTAATTGTAATATTTTCAGTTTGTAAATACTGTGAAGAAAACTTTTATAAAACATATACGTTTAGAGACAAATTTTATGAATATTTTATCTATTATAAAAATATTTTTAAAAATATTTTATTATATATATATTAAAGTGAAGTATCTTTATCAAATGTTGCATCAATTACATAAAAATCTGAACAATATGGTTGTATAAAATTAGGATTATTTTCTATAGTTTTTGTATCTGAATCAATATTAGAATCAATCATTTGTTCTTCTAAATCATCCCACCAAGATAATCCTAAATCAGTTTTGCGCATATTAAATGTACCCATAACAAATTTATAGGGCATGTAAAAATCACCACTATTTCCCCAATCTGCACCCCAGGAATTTCTAATTATAAAACATTCTAGATCGTCATCGTAACCAATCATTAGAACTGCATGACCACCAAGTAATTCATCATTAATTTGTGGAGAAGGCATGATATAATTACTTGTCCACATATTTGGATCTTTAAAACTTGAAAATACTGTAAATCCGAAAATAATAACATTTCCTTGATCAATGCATGCCTTGAGATTTTCAACTGTTTTTAAAACACGATGATATTTGACACATTTATGTTTTTCAGCATCCTTATAACATTCTTCTATTGGTTTATTTGTAAATTTAGATATATCATATGGCCATTCTTTTTCAGAACATACACCATTAGATTCTAATGATTTAATTCCATCTATAATTCGAGCACCTGAATCAGTTGATGTACTATGTTCCACTGCTCTTTCATTGTAGTAAATAAATAATCTAGAAGGCATAAATTCAACAGCTGTATTATTTATAATTTCAGTACTACTATTATCAAATTCAGAATCAGATTCAGACTCTGAATTTAAATATTCATCATTCGAATGTATATCATGTTCTAAATTGTATTTGTACATGTAAGCTCCTGCAATTGCATTTGCAGTACAACTACCTAAATTTCCTTGATTAAATACTGGACCACAATAAGGTTCATGATTAACACTAAGATACGATCTTCTAAATTTTTCATTTACTCTATCATAAACTTTTTCATTTGTAGTGTCATTTTCTATTTCTTCAGGTATCCAATTGAAAATTCTATCTTTAAAATCTAAATAATCTTTATTTTGATTACTCTGATTAGCTCCCATTTCTTGATAATAATATTTGATTAATTATTATTTAAGCAATTTAAAAATAAAAAAAAATACATTAATTTTTTTAAAAATTCCTGGAAAAGATATGAATATTTATATATATATATTAATTAATTATTCAATTAATTTTTTACTTCCAAAAATTATAAATATTATTCCAATTATAATACTTAAGACAGTTCTAGTACTTCTTGATTTGCAGTTTGAAAGTTTAAAAGAAGTTGCATTTATAATTATTAAAGTAAACATAATAAATATATTATGAAATATTGCTATATTTTCCATATTTTTAAATAAAAATAAAATTAATATACTAATTAAAGATGTAATAATTGTAGAATTAATAGGAGTTTTTGTAGTTTTATTAACATTACTAATAACTGGTATATCTAATTTTTTTCCTAATCCATATAAAGATCTTGAACTTGCAATATTACTAACAACGACTGTATTAAATATAGATGCAATGGCAATAATTGATATTATTCCAGTTAGACCCGATCCAAATTTTTTAGTAAAAATATCTACTATTGGTGTGTTTGATATATTACTAGATCCTAAAATTGAAATCATAGAAATACAAACTAAAGTATATAATATAGTTGTAATTATTATTGATTTATTTATTGCATTTGGAATATCTTTTTGAGGATTAATACTTTCTCCTGCTAATTTTGATAACATTTCTGACCCAGTAAATGCAAATAATATTATTAATGGGACATAAAAAGAATTTTTATAATTATTAGGTTTTGTAGATAGTTCTTTTTTACTAAAATTATTAAAAATAAACAATGATATTATTGCAAGTAATACAATCTCTATTATTGTGATAAAATTTGTTAAATTTGTTGATTGTCTAATTCCAATAATATTAATTAACCCAATAGCAATTATTACAATTATTGATGATTTAAATGTTGATAAATTTATATTAAAAATTTTATTTAAATGTTCAACAAAACTTAATGATAATACTGATCCGGTACTTGATGAAGATATTGTACTTAATATTGTAAATAAAATTGCAAAATTATTACCTCCAAATATTTTAGCAATATTAAATTCTGATTCACTATTTTTTAAATAATTCATTAAATCAGTATAGCCATGAGACATTAAATAAACAATACTACCTGTTAATAATACATACAACCATGTTAAACCCTTTCCAAAATTTATACTTCTTCCCATCAAAGAAAAAACACCACCACCAATAATATTCCCAATAGCAATATATAGCAAATCATTAAAACCAAGTTCTCTTGATAATGATACCATTATATAATAATATATTATATTATATAAGGATTTCTTATAATATAACTATATATAGATATTATATATGTCTAATAAATATATCAAAATATCGAATATAGCGGATTTAGATATATTTTTATTGCAGCATGGGATAAAAACTTCAGAAACTAGTAATAATATTTATTATTATGAAAATTCCAGTATATCTGATAGCTCAACAAGTTCAGATAGTTCTTCAAATTCAAATATTTATTTTTGTAATCATACAACAACAAGTGATGATAAAATAAATTATTATGAAAATGCTAATAATACTTTTAAAAAAAATATTAAAAATAATCAAGTATATAAAGATTTATATAATTATTGGTGTGATATTGTAATGGGACATGATGAAAATTTTGTTGGAAAATTTAATGAAAAAATGTATATTGATGCATACACAAATATTAATAAAAATTTATATAAATTTATTAACAATATATCAGATGAAAATAGTTTATTTTTTTTTAATGTATTCAAAAAAATTATTGATTCAGAATATTTTAATATTATTAATAAAAAAAATATATTTATAAATAATTTATTAAAAAATTTTGATAAAACATCTGATAATTCTAATTGTTTTATTTGTACCGAAAAATTAAATAAAAAAATTTCTTTAAAATTACCATGTTGTAAAAATAGTATACATAGAACATGTTTAAAAAAATGGTTAATGGAATCATCAACATGTCCTATTTGTAGAACTAAATTCGAATAAATAGTTTTTACTTAAAATTATATTGTAAGTATAAAACTATTAAAGATAATGGTAAGTAAATTAAAGGAATATACTCATTTTTAATAGTTATATCATTATTTATTATATCAGATGTAAGTTTATAATATTGATATGAACTTGTTATTATCATCGTAACACCATACATAACAACCCATATGTAATTAAATTTTCCAGCAATTGCAGCAATAGTAAACCCAGTTCTCATATATGATAAATAAGTTCTCTGATTAGCTAATAATGTTCTTTTTTTAGCTAATTCTAAATTTGTTTTATTTTCCATTATATATTATACTAAAATATATTTTTCATAAAAATGGATATAAACAAATAGTAATTATATATATTTTAATAAAAATGTATCAACATATACTAATATTCACATGCACAATTTTATTTAGTCATTATGGTTTAAAATACATATTAGACGAAAAAACAAAAGCACCGCCGCAAATTAAATATTATTTATTACATTTTTTAACAAATATGTATATTGTATCAATAATCTATAAAAATGTAATTACTGTTCTATTAAATCCATTATCCTATATTAAAATATTTCCATATTCTTCAACTATAATAACAATTTTTCATATGTATCATATATTATTTTATAAAAATATTTCTATAGATGAAAAAATTCATCATTTTGTTAATGTATTTATTCTATATCCATTTTTTTTCTTAATTGATCATACAATGATATTAGAATTAGGTACATTTTTCTTAATGGGTTTACCTGGTGGATTAACATATTTATTATTATTTTTAAAACATTTTAATATTGTAGATAAAATAACAGAAAAACGAATTAGTAAGCATTTAAATTTATGGATTAGAGCGCCAGGAATTATATTAACAATAGTAATTATGTATATTAATATGTATTATAATTATAAAAATCTAACAACAATATATATATTTGCTCATATTATAATAATGATTTCAATTTATTGGAATGCAATGTATTTTACAAATACAATTGTAACTTCGTATGTAAAGTTAAATTATAAATATGAATTAATAAAAAAAATAAAACAATCAAGTTTAGATACTGATATTCAAAATGAAGTATTAGAATTTATTAAATAATTATTTAATACCAAATTTTAAAAGAAATATTTTAATATTTTTATAATTTACTCTTTTCATTTTATATTGATTTTTATTAAGTTTTAAATGAGGTGATTTTTTAAAATAATCTAAAGCATCTTCATATTTGTAATTTTTGGGAACAATATTATTTTTTTTCAAGGTTTTTATATTTTTATATTTTGTAATATAATTAAAAGCCCTGTTCATTCCAATACCTTTTACAGTATTTGTATAATCACAACCTAATAATATACCCAATTCTATTAATTGTGATAAACTATAATTAAATTTTTTTAAAATTTTATTTAAATAAAGTATATTCATATTTTTATTTTTAGAAACTGTAAAGTTTTTTATAATATTTTTTGATCCAAACAATAATAAATCTGAATCATCAGATACTATATAATCTACCAGTTTGTTCTTACTCATGTAAGCACATTGTGAATCTGCTTCTTCTTTTGCAATTATAATTTTAAATCCATATAATTTTATTAAGTTTACAATATCATTATATTCTTCTTCTGTAATTTCTTTTACAGATGTGTAATATTTTTTCTTTAATACTTCATCTGATGTATTATTATATTTATTTTTCATTTTTTCTTTAATTTTTTTTCTTTTATCTAATGTATTATTTTTTAATTCAGAAAAATAATTAATGTTATCAAAAACAAATATAGCTTTAATATTATTTTCTTTTATTTTTTTTAATCTATTATTTATAATTTTAACATGAGTTACAGATATTTTTTCACCTTCTACAATATTTTCTATTTCTTTCCCCATACTTTTTCTAATACCTAATAAACTTTTATGAATAAATAAACTTGCATCAAATACAATTGTTTTATTCTGTAAATCTGTAATATTAATATTTTGAATTAATGTAGGATCAACTATTTTAATTAATTTTATAAAATTAGATATTCCCATATAATAATTTAATATTATTTTTCTTATAATTTTTATATATTGAAAATATTTATACAAATAATTATATTAATATTTAATGAGTGCTTCTATAATTGATTATCCAGATGGAACAAAATATATTGGATACTTGAAAAATAATAAGCATAATGGTTGGGGTAAAATATTATATAATAATGGAAATATATATATTGGTGATAACAAAAATAACAATAGAATTAAAGGAAAAATGATCTATACAGATGGATGTATTTATGAAGGATCATATATAAATGATATTAAAAATGGTAATGGTGTTTATTATTTTAAAAATGGAGATAAATATATTGGATTTTTTAAAAATGGATTAAAAAATGGATTTGGCAAGTATATACGAAAAAATAAAGATAGATATGAGGGATTTTATATTAATAATAAAAGAAATGGTTTTGGAAAAGAAATATATAATGATGGATATGTATATGTAGGATTTTATAAAGACGGTGCAAGAGATGGGATAGGTATGCAATTTTACTTTGACAGATTTATAAATTTTGTAAATAATAAAAAAAAATTGAAATAAAAATATTAAATGTGGGTAATTAGAGATAATGACTAAATTATTAGAATAATATTATAATGTCTAGTTCTGAAAGTGATATAGAAGAAATAAAATCTTATAAATATAATATTTTACCTCAAAGTGAAATAAAAACTTTACAATTTGAAAATTTATCAAAAAATTCTCCAAAAAAAAAAAGAAAAAATGATGAAATTGATCCTGAGAATAATAATGTAAAAAAATTAAATTTTAAAAAGTTTATGACTATTATACCAGAAAAAAAAAAGGTTAAATTTGAAAATGATATTACTATTTATAGAATTTCACCAATTCATTTTAAACAAAGTCATGTCTATAAGCAAATTACTAAAAAAGATTATTATAGAATTTATAAATTTATAGTTAAAAATTCTTCAATATCTACTTTAAAAATTTGTCAGCATTTGAATTTTAAATATTCAGAATCTATAATTAATGATTTTATTACTGAATTTAATTTAATGTTACAAAATAAAGTAATAAATAATATTAATGATTATCTAAAAAAAAAGAATATTATTTACGAATTCAAAGATATAGAAACAAGAAACAATACAATTTTTAATAAAAAAATAGAAAAATAATATTACAAATTTATAAAAAAAAATTTTTATTTATAGAATGAATAATTCTCTATAATACCACCATTATTCATTTGAATATACCAATTATCAAATGTTATTTTTTCATCAAAAGAAAAAATATTGGTAAAATTAATTTTTTCAATGTCTTCATCAATTAAATTATTTGTAATAATATTTTTTGAAAAACATGTTTTAGAACTTTTTTTTTCATTCTTAAATAATTCAAGGGCCTCTAATAATAAATCATCTGGTTCATTTGTTGAATTATTAATATTAATAACAATATTAATATCTTTTAATATTTTAATTTTTTCCCATTCATTTTTTAAATTATTTATAGTATACCTGTTATTAAAGCTATTTTTAACTCTATCCCATGAAATTTTCTTATTATTACTTTTTATATTTTTTAACTTTTTTCTATCTTTTATTAAAAATTTCATTAATTATTATGTAAAAACATACCTATAATATTTAATCAAGATAATAACTATTTATTACCTAATAGTAAATATCAAAAAATATCAATTTTTTTAATTTATGAAAAAGATTAGAATTTTAAAAGAAAGTTTTATTTTAATTAAAAATGGTATAAAAAAAATAGAAGGACGGTTGAATAAAGGATTTTTTAGAACTATAAATTTAAATGATAATTTATGCATTGAATGTGTAGAATTAAATGAACAAATAAAAGTAAAAATTAAAAATATTTTTAAATTTAAATCATTAATAGAAATGTTTCAAAATATAAATTATAAAGATATATGTCCAACTGAATTGGATATAAATTCATCAATACAAAGATATAGAAAATTTTATTCACAAAATCAAGAACAAAAATATGGAATTTTGGCAATTTTTATATCAATATAATAGTATAATAATATATATATGATTATTGAAAATTATAATAATATCCAAAATGAATTAATAATAAATAATAAGTTAAATAAAGATACTGATACAGAAAATAATGAAAATATAGATAATAATAAAGAACAAGAGAAAGATAAAGAGAAAGATAAAGATAAAGATAATAATAATAATATAATTGAGCATTTTTCTGAAACTACAACAACAGCAGCAGAGGAAGTACCTTGTAAAACTACCGGGAATGATAATAGCTGGAGTATGTTTTTTTTAATTGGATCATTTGGTATTATTGGTCATATTTTAGCTAGCTTTTTATATTTGGGTGGGTCTTTAGGAAACCCATATTATTTATTATTTTTGGTACCACCTTTTACATTCTATACTGGATGGGTGATGTCATATGGTGAATATATTGATGAGAATATGGGAAATTGTAATCCAGTTTTTGATGATTATGTTTGGTTTTTCCCAATCGTGTCTTTTTTTACAGGTTTAATTTTATATATATTTTGTTATCCATCAAAGTCTAAATTTATTCGTAAATCTCAGGGATGTATAATAAAATCAAAATATAGAACATTAATTAAGACATGGATTTATTTATTGCTTTTTATTGCAGTTAGAATGGAAAAAAATAGAAAATTATGTCCGGAGTATAAAGTAACATCTAGTTCACCTACTACAACCCCTCCATCTACAGAAGAATTTACAAATATAAAACCAAATAAAATTAATAAATCTGATTTATCACCAAAACAATTAAATACAAAAGTAAAACCGGATATTGCCACTATAGAAGCATTTGGAAGCACTAAAGAAGAATCTATTTCAAGAAATTCATATTCTTATAATGTATTTTTACATTCATTAAATGATGCTGCTATTGCATTAATTGGTTTATACTCACTTGAAACAGTATTAAAATTAATGGAAAAAGTAGTTTCAATATTTGGTAAATTTCCTGGACTCCCAGGAAAAGCAATCCAGCTTTGTTTTTTGCCTTTAGATATATTTTTAAAGATTTTAAAATATTTAGTATCTATTCCAGGTTTAAAAGATGGTGTTATGTTAACAATGGTTCATATTGGACTAAATATGAGAAATAATACAAAAAGCTTAAATCAAAATACTTGTACTGAATATGATCCTTCAGGTACATTCAAGTTATTAGGAATTGTGGTAATTGTTAATTTTATTTTAATATTAGCACTTAATTTTGATAAAACAAAAGAAAAAATAATAAGAAATGTTAATAAAGCAAAAAGATTTGCGAGTAGAAAAAAGAATAGAAAAAAATTAAAAAAAAAGGAAGAATTAGAAGAAACTAATAACAAAAATATATTACGTAATTTTGTTAGAAAAAAAAAAAAAAATAAAATAAAAAAAAAAAAAATATATATATAAAACACATTAATATACACCTCAAAAAAAAAATCACATTTTTTTCAGAAAAAACCCTTTGCCCTAACAACCCCAATAAATGCGATTTGCATAAGTAATTCAAACCTTG